GTATATACGCTTGCACGATCTAATACGCCTGCCATTGCATGTCCTGGTACTGATGAAGCTACAAGCCTATCACCTTTATTTACTTTGCCAATAACTTTAACTGGAATTCTGCCTGCCAGGGCCACGTATGGGTGAGTCTTCTTTGTTCCTGCACCATCGTTCATACCAAATGCTGGTTTATCGGAAATAACACCAAACACATCTGTGCAATATTCAGTATCAGTCTGTGTAATTTCCTTAGTACCGCCAATTTTAACAACAGTGCCATAACTATATTCAGCATCTGATGCGTAACGTTCTGCAAGGTCAGCGTACAATGCTTTGGTTGCCGTTCCGCTGAATACATAATCTCCAGCTGTATTCAAGTTAATACCCTGGCGCACTAATGGAAATTCTGAAGATAACACGGTAACTCCATTTTCCAAATACTCAGTATCTGCTCCACCATCGTTTTGTGGTGTCCAACCAGTTGCTCCAATATCATCTGAGCTTTGAATGCTTACAATTTTTCCATTTACAATAGTTTCTATTGTACGATATTGGAAACCATTTGTTGCATTTCGGGTACGTGCCACAATGCGACTGTCACCTGCAACATCACTAAATGATATCCATGAACCGTTATAGTAAATATACAGCAAACCAGTGTCGCTGTCTAGCCAAAAATGACCGTCTGTCTCACCAACACTTGTTGGTGCATTTGACTGCACCGCCATATTAGCTATTGACTTCCAATTACCAGAATTTGCTACTGTGTTATCAAAATATCTGAGTGAGTTAGATGCAGAGTCAAACCAAATTTGGCCCTCCACGGGTTTGCTAGGTGCAGAACCACTTGCAAAGTTTTCCAACAGATGCAGCATGTTTTCTGCTACTACTTCACCATAACCTTTATAGCCTCTTCCGACTAAGCCGATATTGGTGGTTGTATCAACCGCTGAGTTAGCAACTGTTATTGCTGTTTTGGTTCCGTTTGTGAAATCTACTGTATATGCCATGTGTTATCCTGCTGAGATCCTTACGGTGTAAATCACTTCGATTTTTCTGTTCTGTGATTTTTGAACTGGATGAAATATCAAGTGCGTTAGTAATCTACCTTGTTGCGAAACTAGACCAATCTCATCAAATACAAAGTCACCCTCTTGGCTGGCTGTATTGTCAAGTGGATCTTGCCCTGCGGGCTCACCATAATCTAGTGTGCATGTCACGACCACATCACTGTATGTCGTTCCACCTGTGTGAACCACAGATGTATTATTTGCAATATCATCATTAACATTAAAGTTAACAATTTTTGTATAGGTTTTATTATATAATTCAGCAGTAACATCTGTTACATTTACTGTGTTATATGTAACATTGCCACTGCCATCAATAACTACACCACCATTACCAAAAGACAATCCGTTAATAAATCCTGTGAATGAATTAATTCCTGAGGTATTGGTTAATGATGATGCAATTGCAAAGCTCATATTTTCACGATGAATTGCATTACGACGATTTAAAATAATCTCGCCTGTAGCAGGGTCACGTATTAAAACGTGGCCTTCAACATGTAATTTTAGATGATCCACAATGATATACCTATTCTATTCACGTATTTAGCATTATTAATCATAGCAATTATGTCACTGTTCCAATTTCACCAGTTACATACCATGTATCAGTTGCTGCTTTATATAGTTTTGCTTCGCTCCATTGAGAAGTAATATTACCACTGCCAGTCAAAACACCATTTAATGTTACACCAGCACCGCCAGCACTTCCAGTAATTGTAGTAGCACCTGCACCAATTTGAATAATACGAATTTCAGTACCAATAGGATAATCAATTGCAGTGCTGTCTGGTATTGTAAGTGTGTTAGATGCAGCATTGGCCATTGTTATGATTCTGGATTGATCTGCCAATACACTGGTATATGTAGTGCCAGTCTGTGGATTAATTGTCCAAGTATGTTTAATTTCACCAGTAACGTTGAGTATCGCCCCGTTCCATGTAAGGTTATTGTTGCCTTCAACCAAGGAGTCGCTAGCCCATACAGCTATCTGGTTATCTGCTGGTGTACCACTCTTGGTGATATCTGTACCTGTATAAACATAATATGTGTTGGCTGTGCCAGAATATACTGCAACAGCAAATGTATCAAAAGGAGTTGGGCAGATAATAACTGTACTTTCACCACCACCTGCTTCAGTAAGGCCGTTAATAGTCACACCATTTGCCGCCCCAACAATTTCCATTGTTTGATTGGCTGCTTTGATAAAGGTGACAACCAACTGTGGTGGTGTGCCAAGTGCTGACGAAACTGGTAGGGTCCAACGTGTGGTTCCTGTTGCGCCGGCGTTTGTTTGATAAGTCAAGTTATCTGTGGAACCAAGTACCTTTTCATTTCCAGATGTTGCATATGTTGTTGTGTTGTTTGCAACACGATTATTGTCAACTCGCAACAGCGCTTGATTGGTTGATGGATTAGTTACTGTAATACCATTGCCAGTTTGGAAGGTTAACGTAGTTGCATTAAATCCAGTTGCGCCAACACCATTTACAGGTGCGTTGCCTATTGAAATATTTTCAATTGGTGCTGTGGGAATACCATCAAGTTTTATACCATCTGTTGCAATATCTCTGCCGTCTACTGTGCCTGTAACCACCAAATTGCCAGTCAAAGTCAACGTTGTAGTGTTGCCATCCCATGTAAGTTCACCAAAGCCAACCAATGTTGTAGCATCTGCCCATACTGCAATTTGATTTATTGATGGGCTACCTGTTGCTGATAATGCAGATGCGTCTGCAAATGATATGTTCAACCATACTGCATTACTTGTGCTATTATCAGCACACATATAAGCAACGTCATTCGTCTCATCAATCCAAATGTCACCAAGTTGGAATGTACCATTACCACTTGTGTTTGCATCATCGTCAGTAGCTGCTGGTGATGTTATAAACCCAGTTGATACAAAAGCAACTGAGTCTGCGATGTTTGTCCATTGGCCACGCAAATCGCCAGCGCTAATTTCACCTAATGTGTTGTCTGGGAAAAGGGCGGTAGTTTGCGCTTTAAGTTCTGTGCTGTCTAATTTTGCCATGTCAATCCTTGTTGTTTATATTTAGCTTCGCAATACGTAGCGATTTCATATTATGACGTATGTATTAGTCAAGTTTAAAAGTTTTTGACTTCATCTGGCGTTGCATCAATCGATGCTTGTGCCCGGCTACGCTCTGATTCGTCTGTTACAATAGCTGGGTTCGCCACTTGCTCTACTGTTGTGGTACCATCGTCAGAGTATATTGCTATTTCCACAGTTGCCGGCAACGCTTCAATTGCTGTCTGTCCTAATATAAGTTCAGTTACGGCTACACCTTCATCATCGATCTCACCAGTGTCTTGTTGATAGTAAACCTCTTCACGGCCAACTGCTAATTCATATTTTTCAAGTCGTAGTGTTGCTCTTCGGTATCGTAATAGATCAAGATTAAAGACGTTATTTGTCTCACTAATCTGATTGTCGTGTATCCAGTTCATTGCCCATGCTTCATAATAGGTAGGATCTGAAACCTGAAGGGCTGTTCGTTGATGTACAGCCATCTCTAGATTGTATATTGCCAGGCCTCGATTATACGCCTGAGCAACAGACAAATACGCATCGCCTTTTTGCATGAATACTGTCATTCTGACACCTCGCAATCTATGTCTACAAATACCACTGCCGGAGCCACAGCAAATACTACTGAGTATATGAAACCATCAAACGTTACAGTATAATCATTACCTGATCCTTCACGCTTCCTTGCTCCATCAGAGTAGACAAACTTAGGTTCCCATCCGTTGGGTAGAGCGAAGGTTGTTTCTGAGCTGTCGCCTGTAAAAGCAAAGGTTTCGATGCGATATTTTGCGGCACCCTTGTTTAGTTCTTTCCGCAAATTGATTGCTGGTTTGCTTATTGATACGGTCATTGCTTAATCTCCATTTCGTCAACCACTGATATAAAGGTGGTGACTGCTGTTGCGTCCCTTGAGACTGGTGTGATGCCTGAGATAGTGGCCGTGCCGCTTGCACCACCAACGTAGAGCAAGTCGGTTACTGGATCGTGAGCCAGCGCGGTAACAGCATCAGCAGACAAGACTGACAAAGCATTGTCTTGGAACAAGTGCTTTTCATCGTTGTAGATTTTGGCGATCTGTGCGGCAGTTAGTGCGGTTGCTGATATGCGAAGAAGGGCAAGTGAACCGACCTCGAAAGCCTGCGAGTTGCCTGCGGCTAAATTGCCAATAACAAAAGTCGGAGTGGTTCCTGATACATCTCCGGCATTTGTTGATGATGTGATTAGCAGACCATCTATATACAGGCTAACCGTCGTGCCACTACGGATCAGTGCGAAGTTTCCCCATTGCCCTGTAATATTGCGAACCACCGTTGTCAGTACGTTGTTAATGTATATGTACCAAGTCCCAGTAGAAGCGATGTAGCCAAGAGCTAACTCTGTGGTGTCACGTCCAAATATATAGTCTTGCCCTGCCCCTTGTGTGGCGTCAGGTTTAACCCAGCCCATAATCGAGAAGTCACCAGTCCCGAAATCGAGATCAGCGTTGTAAGGCTGCTCAAGATAGTTCGCTGCCGAGAACCCTGAATAGCCCACAAGCTCCGCACCAGTAGCGACAGCCGCTCGTGCGATTGTGCCGTTGACGATCAAGCCTTTGGCGTTCACGGATCGATCAGCGTCTACCTCATACACCTTCACATCTCGTATTCTAAAATTATTGCCAATTGATGTGTTAGCGCTTTCAATCAGAAATCTCATGCGCCCATCACCAGTTGGACTGCCATAAGATGTGTAAGTACCAGCCCCATTTGGATAGATGGTCGGTCCACCCGAAAACATCGACGCGGCCATCGTGTTACTTGCAGAAACAATAGTGTATTCAAGTCCGTAACGTTTAGACCCATCAGTTACCATCAAGTTTGTTGCCCACTCAACCCCCGGTCGGGTTTGCCCACCTGCGGTATCCGTAAAGGTATAACTGCCGTCACCGTTATCTACCCAAGTGCCAGTTCCCACTGTCACAAATTCTGATAGACTTGGACTTATGTTACCAGAGCCAACCAGCGACACCGTAGACACCGAGGACAGGAACGCACCCTTGATGTCGCCAACCATCCAGCCTGTATTAAAGGTGGAATTTAGGAAAACCGCCATACCTTTTGAAAAGTCGCTATAGTTAACACTGTTTATAGAAACTCCGAATTTTTTTAAACCCGAAAATGCCGTTCCTATAGACGCCAAAAGAGCTGTACCATATGGCAAAACTGAGTTTGTGGTTGCAGAAACGGCGGGGATTTTCATTGTGTTTGTTAGATCACTCCCTCCAAAACCAGCGGCAAAAGTAGTTGAATAAAGAGTAGTCCGTCCATAGTTGTTTCGGGTCATCCAAAGGCCCCCACGATCATCAAATTCAACTGTGTTTATCCCAACCGTAGTCCCGCTATTTGTTACAGTCCCATCATTATTGATAACACTCACACCGCCATCAGTACCCACTGCAATCGTAGGGATTTGCAAGCCGGTTGCAGGATCGATTGGCGCGTTGGGATAACAATGCATTGTTACGTCGTTGACTGCACTGTTCACCAGCGGGGAGAGTAATCCCGTAACAACATCTGCTGTTCCGACGTTTCGATTTGCAATTATACAGCCATTAAACTCACTTGTTGTTGAGCTTCTTAGATAGCTATAATCGCGAACAAAATTAATTTGAGCCAAGCCTCCAAAAGCAAGTTGACCGATCACAAGCACACCTTGCTTGGCTGAAACACAGGATATGGTTTTGTTGTAAACTGGACGGCCAAGGCCACCGTTAAACACCATCCACATTGGTAAAGCCGGATCAGTTCCATCGTAGATCGTGACCTTATTGGCCTCTGCCAAAATAACGGCAGGGTCAGGAAACGCACGAGTTGCGCCCCGTGTTGCAGTGTTCAGTGGCTCGTTAAACCAAGAACTGGCACGAGCTTTTGCACCGTCGATCCAATCGCCACCATCCTTATCAAGTGAAGCGCTGTAAACCATCCCGGCAACCGCTGTGATGCCTTTGGATTGCGCAATGGCAAGTAGTTCTGTTAGTCCTGCTAATTTAGTTTCCTCTGCGGTGGTATAGCTTGCTGTTGTGTTCTGAAGCACAGATGAATATGCTTGTGCAGTAACACCAATTGCTGCGGGCTGTAATGCGGTATCTGCAAGAGCGCCTTGCGCGCTTGATGCAACACCAGTTAAAGCTGCCCCGTCTCCTGTAAAATCTGTCGCTGCCACAGTGCCTGTAACACTTAACACGCCACCAGTATATGTCAGTGCTGATGTTCCCACTACTATTTTGTCATCTTGCCAAACTGCAATTTGACTTATGGCACCATTACCATCACTAATTACAGGGAAGTTTGTAGCTGTTATTTGCCAAATTGCAGCGCCAACAGTATTAGCTGTACAGATATAGGTGCTACCAGTTGCGCTGTCTACCCAAAAATCACCAACCCCAAATGATCCATTACCAGCAGTACCATTTATATCGTCAGTAACAATGGGCGGAATTGCTGACGACGTATGTCTAAACGGCACACTATCTGCTAAATTAACAAATTCATTGCGCATATCTGCTGGTGAAATTTCACCAGAAGTATTATCAGGTAGGTTGGTTGCAATACTGCTTAATATGGTTTCTCTACTTGTTTCAGTCATTGACTTTCCTTATTCATGGTATTTATTACGCGATTGTACCAATAACGCCGTCCACGATCCAAGTATCACTTGCAACATGTCTGATTTTTACAACATCGTATTGGGCAGTGATCACACCGCCACCAGCAGCCACACCATTCAGGTTTACTGCGGCACCTGCTTGTATCGTTGTTGCGCCAGCGCCAAGTTGAATAATTTCACAAGTAAATCCAACAGGATATGCTGTCGTTGCAACAGGATCAATTGTAAATACGTTTGATGCTGCGTTGGACATTGTTATCATTGCGTTGGCATCTGTTAGAACAGTTGTGTATGTTGTTCCGGTTTGTGCGTTTACTTGGTGTGCAGTGGTGACGTATCCGTTTGATGTGGTAATATTTCCAGTAACTCCTACACCACTGTTGAAGTAGTTATACTGAATATGTGTGAAAATACTGGTTGCGTGGTCGTAATTGGATATACTCTTTACATATGCACCTGCTGCATCAACCTCGTTTATGGCATATGAACTTCCTGTGGTGTCAGCACCAATAACTTGACTTGCGAAAGTTACACCAAAGTTACCTGACGTAGCGCCGTTGGATAACCATAGGATACCGCCACTATATTGTGTTGTTGCTGATCCACTGACATTCAAGGTACCTGTGCCTGCGGTAACTACAAGGTCGCCCTCTACGGTGGTATCGCTCAGAGTTTTATTAAATAAAGTTTCTGTACCTGTAAGTGTGGCAACACCAGCAAGGGTAACAGTAGCTACCCCACTGATGTCAGTAATAGTAATATTGTTGCCCACAAAATTCCACGTAGCTGCATTGTCAAGAACAGTTACACCTTCTTCTTGGATCGCAGGTCGAATACCAGTTGTGATGCCATTTTCAATATCAGCAATAACTTTCTGAACATTTTTAACACTGCTACCGTTACGTGTTGTTACCAAGCCTGGGCCAACTCCGCTGCCAGTGGCAGTTGCAGCATCATTAGATATTGCGCCAAGAACTGTTACATCTTGATCAGCCAAATTAAGCAATGCAACCAGATCGTTAATTGTGTTTACTACCATTTCATCATCCTATAAGTTTATATTATTTATTGATATTCAAAGTGCATTATACCAACGACACTTCCATTATCTCAATTAATTCTTCCAATTCTGACTGTAATGATGCAATTGCAATATTTGATTCTTGTTTTGTTAACCATTGCGCATGTTGTATATTACCATATGGGTCAATTGTACCAAAACCATCAGCACGTATACTAATTGCATTTGGATTATCATTAGTGGCTGACAACAAACTATCGCCAAGTTCATTCCAAGCTGGTGACAAGTTATTTGTTTGCCCAGTTGTTGTCGCTCCGTAAGTACTCAATGCTGTATTTTCAGTCAATGCATGATTAGTTTCATCTTCAATAATATCAGCAAAGCTGTGGCCTCTGGCAATTGTGCCTTGTGTACCACGTGTTATACCTGTCAAAAGTTCAACACCAGCAAAGCCATCACTAAATCCTGCACTAAACCCACTGATAGCAGTTGCTACACCAAGCGCATTTTGTGCAGTAAGCACAGTCTTACCAGTATATGTTATACGTTCGCCATTTATCCAAATTGCACCACTTGCTTCTGATAATACACCAGTTCCTGTGTTCAGGAATGGTATAACGGTATCGCTTGGGCCAATATTAATTCCCAGTAGTACTTTGCCTGCATCGACAATCTGACTTGAATAATTGTTGCCATTTGTACCAACATGCATACGGAACGAACGAGTGGTTGTTTCGTTAATTGTGCTGTCCACTGGATTAGTCTGCACACGGATTTCAACAGTATCAAGAGTGGTAATATCCACGCTGTCATCAGCTATTTTACGCACAATTGCATCACGTATCTTACTATGGAAAGGTTTAACTGTATTGACATAGTCAAAGAAGTCATCAACGTTTTCTGTAAAGTAACGATTAAACTGCTTTTCTAATACGTCCTCTGCAATCAAATTGAAATAACTGCTTTTAAACAACCAATCAACTTCATTTTGTTCACGCAGGACATGCTTGGCCATATACAACCATAAGTCGGCATATAAGCTACTACGCTCTTCAATCCAAATACTGGTGTAGAAACTGTCAAAGATCTCAGCTAACACGCTGCTAGCTTCTTTGTCCCAACTGTTGGTATCAAATCCAACTATATCCCAACCAGTATCTCCCTGGCTGCTATCCCAAAGCAAGTCATTAAATTTAATAGTTGCTCTTTCTTTGTATATAAGATTCCATTGCGCGCCTTCATATTTCCATACGCTACGACGGATACGGTTATCAATATCAGTGCTGCTCTCTACTTGTGCAATGTCACCTTCTACTGCGGCTATGCCAGATAATTCACTAGTTGTTTGGATGAAATAATCACCAACACCACGTTCAAATGTGAATCCATTAATAGACCAATCTGCAAAATTCCAATAGTCGGTAATATCATACTCAAGTGCACCAACAGAGAATTTACGCTCAAATATCGCCTGCCAAGGAATATCACTATTGATAATATTGATGTTGCTAAATTGATCATTAATCTTATCAAGTAAAACTTCACGTGCATTATCAATTGATTTAAACCAAGTCTGGTGCGGACGAGTTTCCAGACCATATCGAACTGCTGGGTGCAGGGTGCGGTCTGGAATGCTTTGTGCTGCATTCAGACGTACAATATCAATACCATTATAATCACCGTCTGGATTATCTTTGTTGGCTTCCAATAGTGTCCAAAAATTGTTATTGGCATCGCTATCAGGATTATTATTAGTTGTGGTTGTATGGCAACGGAAAAACTGCTCTAATGTGCTCTTTACTATATTTCCTGGTGAATAGGTTGTACTATTGCTCCAAGCCACGTATTCAGAATCAACTGTGTTCTGTGCAAAGCCTGCAAGGCTATCGCGTAGGCTGATGTGCAGCCATTCAGGAATGTGCAACTTTGGATCATTTTCTGCCAACAATACAAATTCCTGATGGTAATCACTTGTATTGACATCAAAGTTTACTTGCATTACAAGATCTGTATATCCTGTTGCATTAGGCAGGCTACTGACTAATAATGTATTATCACCTGTTGCAGCTAACCAATCCACTTGTTGAGTGGTTGGATCTGCTATAACCGCTGCTAGCTGCACAACACTATAGTTACGTTCCAAGGTGGGCGTTGTTGTTTTGTTGCTAACCCAGAAGTAATAGTATGTTTCAATCTGATTGGTATTTCGATTTACCTCTAGTTCTTCACTCCAACTGTATTGTGCTTCACCAAACTGGTCTTCCAAAACATATGGTGTCCCCGTCAATTCAATACCATCAATGATTGTGCCAGCGTTTACGGCTGCAAGATATTCATCAGGTGTTACTGGACTTTTAGTCCATTCATAAATGTCAATGCTACCTGTTGGGAATAGTTGCCCCCATTGCTCTTGACGGTATTCTGGTGTGCCCTGGTCATAGTTTAGATATATAGCATTCTGCAAGTCCCACCATACAGTACCAATCTGCTTTTGGCCCCATGCATTTTCAATACGTACTTCCAACTCAGGGTCAGTTGAACTGTTATAGTATGCAAAATCAACATCACTACGTAGATTGATTTCGATATCTGCAATACCAGGGATGATACCTTTCAATGGGTCAAATACTTCAAAACGTGTTATTGTTTCTCCATCTGTATTGTTATACAGGATACCATTCTTAATTTTGCTGTTGTCTGTTTTACCATTTTCATTACGAACCAATGTTAAGCCAGCGCCAGTATCAGTTCTTCCAATAGTATACACTGCCCCATAGCCCAAACTGTTATCATTGCTATCCAATAGTGCATCAACGTATATATAATCATTAGTACGCAGACCCAATGACGCTTGTACATAAGATGTATTGCTTAGTGCATTGGTCGCGTCCGCTGAGTTAGAGAAGCGAACTGAACGAATTGGTATTACTTTGCCAGTAAATCCTTTCTGCTCAATATACCTATCTATGTAAAATCCAAACTCGCCCTGCAATGACGTAACCTGGTGGATTCCATCCACGCTGGGAATACATGTTGAATTAATAATGAATACATACTCGCCAACCGCAAGGGTATGCTCTTTATTGACGAACACCAACGCATCATCACCATTTTCGTTACCAGCGCAAATTTCAGTTACACCAATTTGAAAATCTAATGTTTGATAAACGTCATAACGATTGGTTGTGCTACTAGGACCTATGGAATTAGCCCCAATATTGTCAATTGTCCAAATATTAAAGTGTGCAGGTTCCTGTGCTACATTCCAATCAGCTTCATTAAATATGTTCTGTACTGCATCAGTTAAGCTGCTATACACATTTTCATCAATACCCAATTCAATATTAGCTGTACCTGCACCAATTGTAAGTACACTACCAACGAATGTAATCAATAATGCGCCTTCAACCTGACTGGCTGTAATGCCAGTGATTGCTGCATTGTTAATTTGTGTTACTACATCACCAATGGCCAAATTAGTAAGCACCACTGATGTGTTGGTGGTTGCATTAATTGTTCCAAAATTAACACCAATGTTGGTGTTGGCTGTACCGCTACCTATTATCAAATTTTGATTAGTGCTGGAAATTTGCATTTTATTGTTAATTGCTTGCGCACTAACACCAGTTATACTTGCATTGTTTACCGCTGTCACAGCTTCTGACAACGTTAAATCAACAGGTCCTGTTACCGTTGTACTCTGTGTGGCAACATCATTGTCAGCAACCGTATATCCTAAAGCAGTATCAATTGATACACCCAAGCGGGATCCAACCAAATTACTTGTGCGTCGCAACGTAATAACATTGCCAGTTAAGGAAACGGTGATGCCAGCTGGTGCGTTAGCCAATGCTAATGCGGTAGTAATTTTGTTGCCAATTGTAGCAAGAGTATCTGTTATGTATTCTGTTGGGTTGGTTACTGTTACTTCAGTACCATCTGCAATAGATGTTCCCCCATTGGCTGCAACAAAAGCTCTAAAGTCTTGTAAATTTTCATTTACATCAGATGCTGTATTGTTGAAATCCAACAAGTTATTAACTGATAATACATCAGCATCAAACGTCGCACTATTATTATAGCTGCCGCGACCAGAAACTAATGTGTTTTCTGTTTCTGTATGCGTTCCTGCTAATGATGTGAGCAAATCCAAGTCTAATTGGATTAGAGTGCGGGCTGCACTTTCCCATGTAGCACCTATGTTGGCGGCTACTTGATCACCAACATATTCAGGATTAACATAACGGTCAGGGTTAACTGCGGCATTATAATAGTTGCCAATCCAAGTTTCCCATGCTGCTATGCTGGTCGCTGTTGTGTACGCTTGGCGCAGTGTTTCAAGTGCTGTCAAACGGCTTGCTGTTTTGCCCAGCGGATCTGATTCAGATGTGGCACTTAATACAGCAACCCAGATTGCTTGCATGGTTAAAGTAGTGTTTAACTCGTTAAATGCCACTGTTACTGGTGTAAGCGTGTTGGTAGCATTACTTGCATAACTGATCGTTAATTCACGTGATGCACTGTTTTGTATAGTTGGGTTGGTTACATTACCATCAATTACAATATCACCAAACGAAGTTGTAGTTTGAGTTTTAATAAAGTTGACATTGATACTATCCAATGTTAGAGTGCTACCGCTTGATATTACAGGATTAGTTACAGTACCATTAACTACAATGGTATCATATGTAATATTAGTACTAGATTTTGCGAACGTAACAGTATTGCCATTGGCAACAAATGTCAAGCCATTATTAACCAACGGGAATACTTGTGTGCCACGAACCACAATGTCATCTTGTATGGCAGTGAGACCAGTTGTTGCAATTGCTAAGGTGTGTACTTTACCAAATCTACGTACCATGTCGCCTTGAATGTATGCAGTTGTCTCGCTCCAATTTGGGATAAGTGCATATTTTTGTGTTGGGTCATAAATGTCACCAATATCGTCAATTGATCCTAGGAAATAATCAATTTCATTAACAATAGGAAGACCAGCATCACGAGTAAACGTTTGATACTTATTAAGGGTCTGTATACTTGTGTTGTCCAATCGCAGCACGTCAAAGACGTCAAACGGTGTACTAAAATTACCGCTGATCGCATCAGATGCACCTTTGTGTAAATCTACAATTAAATCTTCTTGACGATCACTTACAAAGGTGTCATTAAATCTAAAGTGCTGTGGATCAGTTTTTATTTTATTAGGATCAACAGCAAACTGCAACGGGTTACGCTCAGACACATCACCATAATCACCCAAACGTACCATCCATTCTTCGTAAAGTTCATGGTTAAAGGATGTACCAAAGATGTTTTTGTTTCTGGCCATTGCAGAAATCGCTGCTGATGTTCCCTTATACTTGCGCTGCCCTTTTTCAAAGTTGTATGCGCTTTTATCAGAAATAAACATATTGGTCATATATGTTGGCTTTGAGTATCCAACATTGTAGCCAATTGTTTGACGCGTTAGTCGCTCAAGTGCTTTACTTTCTGCTGATACCCAATCTTGTTCTAGTTCACGGACGCTACTTTCAATATTGAGCACAAGTCCACGATCTTGTACAATATATCCTGGTGCCTCAACACGGCCATTCCAGTTGCGGGTACGTTCACCTATTAAGTGCACACGCTTCTGGCCCACACCAATTTCTGGCTGGTAAATTGGATCATTGAACGTTGTATTATTTTGCAGAGTGATGATATGTTCAAATTCAATTACGCGAACACCAATTCCATAAATGCGATCAGACTGGTCCGCCATACCTATTTCAGTCTTTGTGTTATCTCGTAGTACCAGCATTTCTGAACGTCTAATTTTCTTAAACTTATTATCCAAAATGTTGACTGCGCCATCATAATTGACATCAATTGTTTGAAGCAGACCACGCTCCCCCTGGTAATAATCTAATGCAGTGACAATACCATTCACAAAAAACGGTTCTGTTTGTGTAGCATCAAGTGCCCATGCAATAGCTTCAAGAGCATCTACTTCCCATTCAGCAACTACATCAAATCCAATACTGTCATAATACTTGCCAAGACCTAATAGAAACTGATACAACTCTTGACGTTTAATAAATCTGCTACGGTATGGAATACGTTTTATTTCATTGCGCCATTTAAGATGCTTGACAACCTCAGTATTACCAACGTTTACGCTAACAGCTTTGCCAGCTGTACTTGGTGATAGGAATTGGAAATAAGCACTGTCTAAGTCATAACCTGTTACCTGATAGCTGGAGTCAGCTAGTTTTTCAATTTTGACACCAGAATAAAAGGCGGTCTTGATAGGTGCATTACGGTCAATTAAGATATCATAACTATTGTCTGGAATTTTAATGTTTCCGCTTGAAAAGTCGCCATCGATTTCTATTGTCATAATACGCTTGTCAGTGTAGCCACCAACGTGTAGCATATAGTTCAATTCCAAATTTTCCAGGCGGTCTGCCAAGTTATTAGTATGGGCTTCAATCTCACGGTATTCCTCAGCTGGTAAACTATTAAATCCAAGATGTGTTACTACAAAGTCAAAATCCAAGCTAAATTCTAGTTCTGCGCCTACCGCACCTGTGCTCCCTGTAAGGACAACTGTTGGTGCGTTATTAAAGCCTCTACCTGGCTGTTGTATAGAAACACCAACAACTCCGCCGCTGTTTGTATAAGCAACAGCCTCTGGGTTGTGGTAGCATACATTATCTGCTATAAATTCAAGGTCCAAGGTTGTATAACCAGTGCCAGGAGCAGTCACTTTAATTTTACTGATGACACCATCAGTAATTAATTGGTTGTGCAATTCTGATATATGCTGACGTTGGCATGTGTCTGGATCAATCCATTGTTCCTGTGTTACTGTACGATTGCGCTCCCATCTGGCAAGTTGCCAGAATGTTTCATGTGTACGGTATGGTTTTAGTTGCAAATATACTTCAGCAAGAGCAAACAGATACTCGCTACTTTTACGCCACTTGTTTTCGATTTCACTCCAGTCACCAAATACAAAGCTCTGGCTGGCAGGCTGTGCTGATGGTGATGGTACCACTTGTCCGCTAACAGGATTATTTAAAACTGCTAATCCGTTATCACTGACAATCGAATTTGCAGACCAATTATAGCTGTTTCTTGCATAACGTACATCAACAAAGTCTGCGCTGGTTGCGTTGCCTGTTATACCATATGTAAGCGCATTTTCCAACGCGGTGCGCAATGCTCCTGCAGTCCAAGAATACGTTGCATCCCACCAAACTGGCTTTACTGAGTGACCAAGCATCTCCCAAGGATGAGTATGTGGGCGATCTGTACCAAAATAATAAACATAAACTGAACGCCAGCTACCTAAATTAGGGCCAACTGATGAATAGTTCCAAGTAAATTCGTTACCATTATCGTACGCAACATCATCAATTACACTGACATTATTGCGCACTGCCCAACGATTGTACCAATCATCAAGCCGTATATTTAGATCTGCAACATTGTACGCAAGTTTGCGGTGCGGCCCAGGATAAAACTCATTCATGTCAGCAACAATATCATCACCAACAAAGTGCGCATCAACAAGGTTGTTATATATACGAAGTTCAAAATCCCACAATACAGCGGTTTCAATATCAAAGCTTGTGGAGTTCATATCAACTACACTTGTACCAGTTATTGCATGCCGTGAACCATCGTGCCCTATTAGTTCGTCGCCTACAATTTCCACCTGTGTGGGCTTAAAGAATCCTAGCTTAACTGCGCTAAATGGCACATGGCTAACCTGTTTGTGATCATACCAACGAATTGTAACCACTGCACCGTTTGTTACGGCAGTAGTTAATGTGATATTTGGACCCTCTATAATGTATTCAGTACCTCTGACCAGCGGACGTTCCAGAATTACACCAGCAGCGGAAACAAATTCTTTAACATAAACTTGCACGTGATTTTGTGTATCACCATAGCGGTTAACAACTTCTGGCAAGGCCAATGTGGTTAACGTTGTGGTAATATTATATGTAATTGAACGCGCCTGTTTGTAATAAAGCATGTCGCTATGCGCGTACTTAAATGTGTCGTTCTTGCCCAAGTTAATATCACTTAATGCGCGATCAGTCAACTCACGTATATTGCTCCAGCTTTCTGTTGTCCATAGCTGTTTGGCTTTGCTTCGCAGTGATTTCTTAAAGTTTGCATAATCAATCGAAAAGCTCTTCAGGGCACGGATAGGATTAATATCCTCCTGGTCCATTAAATGCTGTACATTTTTTGTGCGGAATCGCTGTTGACGGATTAGGCCATCAAATGTATTTAGGCGCAATGTGTTGTAATAATTATTGACTCCAACTGTGCTACCAGTAAATCCTGGCAATGCCGCCATCTGTCGTGTAAGGTGATTAATTATGTCATCATATCCAGCACCAGTAAACGCCTTGTTATCATTGTTATAGAAATGCACAGGTGCAACATCGTATACTGCATTTACAAGATCAGTGTTGGCAATATATTGCAATTCAACAACATCGTATACCACGCAGCCTGTAACTGTAATACTTGATCCAGTGCGTGTGAAGTCTTGGTTTTCAATTAACCGCTGTCCATTTTTTACAATTGAATAGCGTTCATGGTTATTATTATTGATAAAGATCTCACCAAATTGTGTTTGTATTTGTCTATTTTCATATATAACACGGTCATATTTGTATTGACTGCTGATGTTAAGTGTGTATGTTGTATTGTTAATTTGTGTTAATGTAATATCCCCGTCAAAGATTTCAATTGCACCGCCAGAGATCCAAGCAGTATAATCACCACTGTCAGTTCCCTGCAATTCAATTGTAGTACCATTGATTACTGTAATTACTTTGGTAATATCATTTAATTCTACACTACCAACAGTATTGGTTATTTTTACACTATCGCCAGTTTTCAAGGCAGCGGTTGCTGCAACTGTTAATTGTACAGGGTCATTGGAAACTAATGTGACTCCTGTTATATTCATTGGCGCCACACGCATTGGCGACACAAACTGGATAGGTGTTGTACTATCGTCAACCAAAACATTGATTGTATAATCAGTATCTGATTGCCACACAAAGTCTGGATTCGCATATCCTATTGCCGTAAGGTCAATATAACTGTGATCATACCATTGGTATGCACCATTTTCGTATGTTACCGTAAATTCAGTAGGTTGTGAAACTGCCGTTGTCCCAAGGTCAAATACAATGTTGTCATTGTTTGCTGCAACTTGCGTCTGCATAACTGGAACACGTTGTCCACCACGGATGTTACTCCATCCATTGTAGTATTCAACATTGACAGAATCTTTCCAATAATATAGACCGCGTATTTCAGAACTGTCAGTCAATACACTCTGATTATAGCGATTGTTATTAAGTGTCCATTCAAATCTGTAATTACTAAATGATCCCTGATCATTAAATGCTGGTGAAAAGCCTAATTCACGGTCAAAAGCGCCAGCAGTAGTTTCCTGGTAACCAAAGATTTTATCACCAACAAAATCAGAATCACTATACGCATCTAGTGCTGTTAATTTATCATCATAAAGAACAAATTTTGGAAAGTCTCCACGACTTTCTTTATTTTGTGCCTGTTTCCAAGTAGTGCCATTAAAGCAATAAATTGCTCCGTTATCTGTTCCTTTAACAACAATAACATAATCGTCAGCAATAAAGTTATCAATAGGAGAAGGTGCCTCAGTAATAGTAATGCTGGAGCCCACTCCGCCCACTACGTAAGCTTTGTTGGCAGTTGCCGCCTGTACTCCACGATTGAATGATGGACCAAAACTTGGTCCAAATGCGCCGACGGAAGATAATTCAAGATCTGCTAGTGCGTCAAATGCTACAAGAATAATGTCGCCATTCTGAAGTGCATTTTCGCTATCAATGTTGTAAGCAGGTATACCACTGAGTATTTCTGTAATTTGGTCTATGTTAACGGCATAATCTACAGTGTCAACATAATTTTTGCAGGTATTGAATAATTCCATGTTTGCATGGAATTCAATAATTGGCCTGTCAGAACGGGTACGAGTGTTAATATACGCTTCCAGATCCAGAGTATTGTACTCGACTGCGGTACGCAATGCATGTATACTAAACCACTTGTTTGAACGTGCCCAGGGATTTTTGTCCTGGGACCAGCGCTCCATAACAACGTAGCTTTTATTCAAACTAAGATCATCGCGCAGCGCGGTGGTGGTAACATTATATTCCTGGAAATTTGCAACTCCATCCCATGCAGTGGTATCATAATCAACAGTATCATAACCTTCAGATGCTGCAATTGCATAAGGCGTATTTGATACAAATGTAATCTTACCTGTTGCATTTACTTGCTCAATTAGTTTGATACCATGTCTACCGCCAACGTTCTCTACATAATAAATTGCATCCACTGCATAGTTACCACTGGTGCTGGTTGCATGTGCACCAATAAATTGTACACGGATACCGCTGACAAATTTTACACTTTGATAATTTTCAAGACTTGGTGTAGTATATTGGCTCTGGGAAGTAATATCATCAATATCAATTGGATTGGCTATAGTAGCTTCAATTACAATAAGCGGAATCTCACCTTCAAGCCAGTAGTAGTTGCGATAGTTAACAAGCATATCAGAGTTAATTGGTAAATCCAATACATAGCCTGGTTCACTAAAGGTGCGGTCATGGTTGTTAAGATTTGCGCCCAGGCTTTCAATACGGTCTAACCAATTGATATAGCTGGTTGTTTGTTGTGTTACACCAGCTGCACGTTGTACAACACCTGGCAGGAATTGGTAATTTAACCGCTTATCGTCTGTTTCGGGATTGAATAATTCGGCATTAGGATTATAATTGCGGCCGCTGAGGCGACCCCAGTATGCATCAATACTTTGTGTTGAGCCAGAGCTTAAAAGTTGATTTACTGTGGAACCAAAGAACCGCTGTAATGATTCAGTGCGATTAATTTCTGGTAGGAATTCACTATAATCTTGAATATCCTGTGTTAAATTGCTCTCTAAACTTTGTGTAAAGTTCTTTACGTTTGTTGGTTTGGCGCTGTAGTCGTTAGCCATATGTTTACCTTAATGCGTTCAATGAATCGACAATGTCGATATCTCTTAATGTTACGTCTGGAATGAATAGTTCATTGCTTTCTGGGATTATCTGGAATAAGTCTCCAAATACACTGTTACTTTGCGTCGGCGTGATAACAATGCTAGCTATTACACCTGGCAGTTGCTGGTGTATGTATGCACTTAGTTCAGTAAAGTAGAAAGTTTCACCGAAATCCCAATTATCAATATTAAAAAATTCGTTAATTGCGGTCAATACTTTAGATTTAATTTCGTTACTTGTCAATGTTGTACCTGATACTTTCACAATCTTAAATATACCTTGCAGTTCAACGTCAGCCAGCTCACCAAACAAAATTTTATATTCTGCTGCACGATAAACAATACTATCGCTGATTGCTTTTTTACTTTCAATACCTGTAAACTGTTTTTCAAGTGCTATATCGGTTGGTGCGTCTGGTTTAGTTGCTGGTAGACGGCTATCTGCAATCCACTCTCGGTATTTATTATCGTAATTTTGGTTAAGAACGAAGATGTCAATAATGTTACTCAAACTAGGGTCAATACGGTAATTACTTGTACTGATACGGCGCCAGGTAAATGTTAGTTTTTCTCTGCCAGAAGTAGATACACCAGTGTCACTGCGAACTGTATAAGTATGCCCGTCCTCAGTGATAGTATTTAATGCAATCGTGTCTGTTCCAGCAAGCATTTTAAATGCAAGTGGGTTGTCAGGATAATTGTCATTGTCAATATCAGCCAACGTTACAATTACCTTACGATCATCAGTATAACCATCTGATTCTGTAAAATAACGATGGGTAAAGAAAGGCAGTGATTCTGCTAATGGAGAAAGTCCTCCGCCGGGCTGAGTATTTGTGCTGCTAATTAAAATACGATCACGTTCTGGTTTATTTGTTTCAACATTGAATCGACGCTTACCATTTTGGTTATAAAATCGAATGTTGGTGTCACTACCAAATACTATACGAGAACGTCGTGATATAAATTGCCATGCATTTGCACTATAATTTACACGTATAATCCAGCTATGGTCCAAGTTGCTATTTGAAGCATTACCAGCATTGGCAAAGCTAAAGTTATCTGGATCGTTTTCGCTAATTGGTGGCAAATCGCCAGCACGGATAATTTTCCATAGTCCTGTATCACTTTCAAAACGCAAACCGAAAGTATTAAGCGCTGCAATTTCATCAATTATGGCATTCTTTTCATCTGTGCTAAACACAGTATTGTAGGAAGGAAAAATACGGCTAACACGGGCAGTATTGGGGATGCTTTTATTAAGAATTATAGCACCTTGCCCTCTGCTGGTAATACCAGTTGGGTTACCATTATTATCAGTTATGCCCTGGCCTTCGCTTACTATATCAATAACCCTTGCCCAGCCACGAGTTGCAGTTGTTGCTGCCGCAACAACCATTGCACCAGTCCCGCTTCCGCCAATAATCTCAATTACAACAGGATTCTGATAACCAGAACCACCATTTGTAATTGTAACCACTGCCAATTGTCCGCCTGATATTGTTGCTGTGGCCGTTGCGCCTGTACCTGTTCCACGTATTGCAACTGATGGTTGACTAGTAAATCCTGAACCTGCATTAACAATAGTAAGTGTGGTACCAATAACACCAAGTGTTCCTGAATTATACGGTGACTCAATAAACTCTACAATGGAGCCAGGACCTGCATTACTTAAATCATTGACTGATGTGGTACCTGCCTTTTGTATTGCACTATTTTGTGTAAGGTAACCTGTTGATCCTTTATATCCAGATGTAATTTGCTGCCATTCATAGCTGGCGGCGACAGTGCTAAAGTCAACATCTTTAACAGTGTATTTGTCATAAAACAAATTGATAATTTCTGGGTTTTCAATTAGATCAGCAATGTATCTCTCATAAATCTGTTCGCTTGATAATGTTGCTGGCAAGGCTATGCTATTGCGATACGTAACACCCTCGCTATAGATGTAACCATCGTCAGATATCATGTCTACATTCTGATATTGTCCTGTGGGGTCGCGCGGCGTAATGAATCGGCTGTGCCCAGCATATGTCCTATTGATTGCTTTAATTTTCTTAACGTTTTCACTTACAGTTAAAGGATATACAGAATAATCACTGGCTGTAATCATACGATCCTGTGTTGCAAACACTCTACCAGCATTGTTTTTAATACTTGTAATTGATTCTTGCGATGCAGCGTTCGTTACTGGTTCCTGAAGTTCACACGTAAACGTAGCTTTATATGTATTGTCATTTGCCCCATTATAATCAAAACTAAATGTAACTGAGTTTAAATCATCAGGATCAAGACTGTATGTTTGATTGATACCTGTACGATACCAAATACGCAACATTCCCCGAGGAATTTCGCTAAACACACCATCACCAAATACTATATTAATATTGTCATCTTCTACAGTTTTAACAGTATATAGCTTTCGATTATCTTGTCGTATATTATTAAATACTGTGTTTGCACCAAATCCTGAATCAACCTTTGTCCAATAATCTGAGACTTCTCCAGCGGTATTAATCGATTGCACCCAAATGTCATTATTATTAACGTTTGTTGCATTAATGTCAATAACCAGATTGCTAATTGCTTTATCTGCATTAAAATCACTGAACTGTAAATTTCCTTGTTTGAATCCCACAAAGAATCCGGTACTATTGCTGCCCAATCCCTGGCCATCATTTTTATAAACTAAATCAAAATTACCTGTTGGATCAGGAGTAACTTCTTGTAACACATTTTTTGATTGATTAACTTCAAGACCATGTATCTCAAAATTACGACGTACACTGTTAATTTCACCACTAATACTAAACACTACATTCCTGTCATCAGTAATATTGGTTGAGTATATATCGTTCTTAACATTACCAATGCGAACACTATTGGTTGGCCGGCCAAATTTATTCTTTTGGCTGAGAATTTCATTCATAACCAATAAGAAATTTTGGAAACTATCTTCAAATTCAACCGTTGTGTTTTTAAGATTGCCGCCATTAATATCAAATACATCCTGTGTTGTACGGATGCCAGTTATTTTTAACTGCCCACGCGCTGGTTGATGTCGACTGGGAGTGTATCCCAGAAAGTCAGCAATGCGTAAAACACTGATACGACGTTCTGCGGTGCTAAGAAAGTTTTCACGTCCTGCTTGGTCGATTCTAAATGCTAGCGAATGTGCAAGAAACGATAACGTTTCAATTAATGCAACAAATTCACTGCTTTGAATCCAGTCATTATAATTTTCTGGATATTGCTGTTGGATGTAATCCACCAATGCACCACGAATCGTATCGTAGTCATATGCTTGAAAGTTTGCTTGCTTGAAGCTATCATATACTACACTGTAGTCTTCTGCTGAGAACAAGTTTCTTTGTCTTACATTTTGTGCCATATGTTAAATCTCTTCCGTTCTGGTGTATTCTAAAACCAATGTGTCATTGCTAAGGTTTGGTACATATTCTAACTGAACTGTAATAGTTAGATTTTGATTGTCTGAATCAATATTATAATCACGCAATCTCCAACGAGGGTCTAAATCAATAATTCTGCGAACATCATCATCTGCTGCATCAATAACAAATTGATCAAATTGTTCAAAAATAAGTTCAGGTAGTATGCTACCAAATTCTGGTTCGCCCAGGCGTTCACCTCTGCGTGTATAGAAATGATTAAGAAGGTCGCGCTTAGCCAACTCCTTGTCCTCTAGGGTGCGAGTGCCTGTACGTTTGCCGATTGTGGAGAATCCAATGAATGTTACCATACAAGTATTTATGTTGCAGGAAATCACGTTTTTATTTGAAACTGTTGAATTATGATTTAGTAGCAGGTTGGTTGGTTGGTTGGTTGCCCGCCCACATGATACCATGTAACCGTTTTTTTCTTGACAACCAATATGTCTTGTTGTACAAAGTACGAGTAAGAAAATGCAGAGGCCTAATGGATAATCCAAAAATTGATCTAGATGGCAGTAAGAGATGGCTGCTAAATGGTGTACGGCACAGAACAGATGGGCCTGCATTTGAATGGGCAAGTGGTGACAAGAGCTGGTGGGTAAATGGTGTGCGTCACAGAACAGACGGACCTGCACTTGAATGTGCAGATGGTACTATGATATGGTATTTAAATGGATATTCTTACACATTTGATGAATGGCTTGAAATAAATACAGACCTAACACATGAGCAAAAAGTTATGATGAAATTGCAATATGGATAATCCAGAAATTAGTGAATCAGGTACCAAGAGATGGTATTTAAATAGGCGCCGGCACAGAACAGATGGGCCCGCTGTTGAATGGCCAGATGGTAATGCAGAATGGTGGCTGCATGGCGAACGTCACAGAATAGATGGGCCTGCTATTGAATATATGAATGGTCGCAAGACTTGGTATATAAATGGTCGGCGTCACAGAACAGATGGGCCTGCTTGTGAATATACAGATGGTCGCAAGACTTGGTACCTAAATAATCATATCTATTCATTTGATGTATGGCTTGAAGTAAATACAGACCTGACACATGAGCAAAAAGTTATGATGAAGTTGCAATATGGATAATCCAGAAATTTACGGATCAGGCAATAAGAGATGGCTGCTAAATGGTCAGATGCACAGAACAGATGGGCCTGCTATTGTATGGGCAGGTGGTGATGTAGAATGGTACCTATATGGCGAACGTCATAGAACAGATGGGCCTGCTGTTGAGTTTATAGATGGTGAGCTGTGGTGGTGCTTAAATGATAAATGCTATACATTTGATGAATGGCTTGAACTAAATCCAGACCTGGCACATGAACAAAAAGTTATGATGAAGTTGCAATATGGATAATCCAGAAATTGATCGGTTTGGTACCAAGACTTGGTATTCAAATAACAAACTTCATAGAACAAATGGACCAGCAATTGAATATGCAGATGGTAGTAAAGAATGGTGGCTGCATGGCGAACGTCATAGATCAGATGGGCCTGCTATTGAATATATGAATGGTCGCAAGACTTGGTATATAAATGGCAACCGTCATAGAATAGACGGGCCTGCTATTGAATGGGAAGATGGCCAGGATTCCTGGTGGTTAGATAATCAGGAGTACACATTTGATGAATGGCTTGAAGCAAATAAAAACCTGACACATGAAGAAAAAGTTATGATGAAATTGCAATATGGGTAATACATATATTGATTACACAGGTACCAAGATATGGTGGGTAGACGGCGGGCTGCACAGAACAGATGGACCTGCTGTTGAATATGCAGATGGTGATACTGAATGGTATCTATATGGCGAACGTCATAGAACAGATGGCCCTGCTATTGAACATGCAGATGATGCAAAGGCTTGGTTTATAAATGGCAAACTTCACAGAACAGATGGACCTGCTGTTGAACATGCAGATGGTGATGCAGAGTGGTACTTAGATAATCAAGAGTATTCAGTTGATGAATGGCTTGAAGTAAATACAGACCTGACAGATAGTGAAAAAGTTATGATGAAGTTAACACATGGATAATCCAAGAATTAATAAAGCTGGCGACAGGCATTGGTATGCAAATGGCAAACTGCATAGAACAGACGGTCCTGCTGCTGAATATGCAGATGGTAGCAAAGAGTGGATTATAAATGGCAACCTGCATAGAACAGACGGCCCTGCTTGTGAGTGGGCAGATGGTGAGCTGTGGTGGTGCTTAAATGATACCTGCTATACATTTGATAAATGGCTGGACGCAAATTCAGACCTGACACATGGCGAAAAAGTTATTATGAAGTTGCAATATGGATAATCCAATAATTGATCGCACAGGTACCAAGAGATGGTGGGAAAATGGATTCCTGCACAGAACAAATGGCCCTGCTGTTGAACGGGCAGATGGTTCAAAAGAATGGTGGCTGAATGAAGTACGTCATAGAACAGATGGCCCTGCTTGTGAATATGCAAATGGCAACAAGAGATGGTATGTAAATGGTAAACTTCACAGAACAGATGGGCCTGCTTGTGAATATGCATCAGGTGGCAAGAGTTGGTATATAAATGGCCAGCTGCACAGAGCAGATGGACCTGCTGAAGAATGGCCAGATGGTGGTCTGTGGTGGTGTTTGTATGATCAGATGTATACATTTGATGAATGGCTTGATGTAAATCCAGACTTGACACATGAAGAAAAAGTTATTATAAAATTGCAATATGGATAATCCAGAAATTAGTGAATCAGGTACCAAGAAATGGTATCTAAATGGTCTGCTGCATAGAACAGATGGGCCGGCCATTGAATGGTGGGATAACGACACAGAATGGTACCTAAATGGTAAGCTGCACAGAACAGATGGCCCTGCTTTTGAATATGCAGGTGAGCGCAATAGTTGGTATGTAAATAACAAGCTGCACAGAACAGATGGGCCTGCTATTGAGTGGGCGGATGGCGCGCTGGATTGGTATTTAAACGATCGGAGCTATACATTTGATGTATGGCTTGAAGTAAATACAGAACTGACAGATAGTGAAAAAGTTATGATGAAGTTGCAATATGGATAATCCAGTAATTGATGAACATGGTACCAAGGAATGGTATGTAAATGGCGAACGTCATAGATCAGATGGGCCTGCTATTGAATGGTGGGATAATGATACAGAATGGTGGCTGCATGGCGAACGTCATAGATCAGATGGGCCTGCTATCGTATATGCAAATGATCGTAAGAGTTGGTATTTAAATGACGATCGTCATAGAACAGATGGCGCGGCGGTTGAATGGGCGAATGGCCAGATGGATTGGTATTTAAACGATCAGCGCTATACATTTGATGACTGGCTGGATGCAAATACAGACCTGACAGATGGTGAAAAAGTTATGATGAAGTTGCAGTATGGATAGGCCAAGAATTGATGAGTTTGGTAATAAGAGATGGTACCTGAATGGTCTTCCGCATAGAACTGATGGGCCTTCTTGTGAATATGCAAATGGCAACAAGAGATGGTATGTAAATGGTAAACTTCACAGAACAGATGGGCCTGCTACCGAATATGCAGGCGGCAAGTCCTGGTGGTTAAATAATCAAGTGTATTCATTTGATCACTGGCTGGATGCAAATACAGACCTGACAGATGGCGAAAAAGTTATGATGAAGTTGCAGTATGGATAATCCACAAA